TTAGCCGGTGCTTTCTTAGCAGGCTTAGGCTCAGCACCACGCTGAGCTTCTTCGTAGGGTCGTACAGTCATTACCAAATACCAGGGATGATTTGTCCAGTTAGTGCGTAAGAGCCCAGAGCAGCCATGACGCCCAGCATTGCAAGACGACCATTAAGCTTCTCAGCCTTTTCATTGTGTGTTTCGTACACGTCCATAATTTCGATAGGTGGTTCTTTTGCGTAGATGTTTGTGCGACCGCCGTCTTCAGTAACTGTTGTCATCGGAAGGTCACATCAGAACGTTCGAGCTTCTCCAGAATCTCGTTCCGGTAAGCAGGATCACGGTCATAACGAGGATCAGCAATCGCTTCTACGACTTGTTGCTGACTACGGAACACATCACGACTACTGGTAGGTGCTTTGCCGGACAGCATCTGTCCTTCAAAACCGTTGCTTGAGTCGTACTGTGCTTTCAATCCGTCTACCATCATTTGGATAGCGGCAGAATTGCCAGAAGCAATAATGTCGTCATAAGCTTCGATCTGTGATTCAGATAGATTGGTGCTAGCCCAATCAATAACCTTTTCGTATTCCGCTTCACCACCAACAGAATTCTTGATAGCGTTTACTTCGTTATCAGAAAGTTCTACAGGCTCAGCAGATTCAGCTTGAGGTGCATTAGCTTGCATCTCCATGTAAGCCTGAACAAGATCTCGGCTACTCATCTCTGAGAATCTAGACATCATCTCTTCAGTCAGCTCGCCTTTTTCTGCAAACTCAGCAGAGGCATCAGTGATCAAAGACTGGACAGGAGAGACCTCAGGAGCTTCCTCTTCAGAAGACTCAGCCTCTCCCTCCTCTTGTTCTTCAGAACCTTCACCAAGTTTCTTTTGTAGCTCAACGTAAGCTTTTTCAAGTTCTGCTGCTGACTTGTATTTACCAGCAAGCAATTCATCTTGTTGTTCTTTAAGCTCCTGACCTACCTGAAGTGAGTCCTGTTCTTCTTCAGTAAGGACATCAGCTTCAGGGGTGGGATCGTAGGAAAGTGTTTCTGCCATTATTCAGTAGGTTGTGGAGACATGGCTTGTTCAACCATGGGGGCTTTAGCCATCTGACCAGCTTGATCAACTAGCGATTGGCCATTTGGTTTTGCTGTTGTTGCTGCATCTCTTGTGCTATCTGCTCTTCAGTCTTAATCAAGTTAAGAGCATCAATACCTTGTGCTGCAGCAAGTCGTTTGATCACTTCTGATGGATTGATGAACTGCATCAAAGCCTCAGGTCCAAGTGTCTGGGCAATCGTACCCATGAAGTTTGCAAGACTTTCTCTGTCTTGACCACGACCAAGTGCATTAACACCGGCAACAATTTGTGGTCGAACAAACTCCTTAGGGATCTTAGGAAGTTGATTGTTCCGTTGCAGAACCATCATGATCCTGTTGAGATACGGAACAAGAAACTCAACAGTCAGCAAACTGAAGAGACCGCCAAGCTGTTGCTCTAGTTCGAGCTGCGTAAGGCGAACCTCTTCCGCAGTCGTACGTTCAGACTGTCGAATGTTGAGTTGCAGGAATGCTTCACCAATACGGCGTTCAATTTGCTGAGCCATGTTGGCAGCAGTAGCAAAGTCTGCTGTCTTACCAACTTGCACAACAGCAACATCGTCAGGTCGTCCCTGAATGATCGCACCGTTACCTGCCTTAGCCAAAGTAGCTGGCTTGGTAGTGCTAGACGGTGACACCATAAACACAACCTTTGCGGCAGCAGCACTGCCTTCAATAAGTGCCTGACTCAAAGAGTCCAGTGCACGGAAGTCACCAAGGAATTCCTCAACACGACCCCTGCCATAGTCTTCACCATCAACAGTGTTGAAACGAAGCGGCAGCCAAGGGCTTGCATTCTTAGGAGCGGTGCTACGGCTGCCAGGGATGACCTTGTCAAAAACCTCCTGGTGCCACACCCAGCGGCCATTCTCTAGCTTCACATGGGTATAAACATCGCACTCTTTTTCGTTGCTTTGAGAGCTGTCTACAACGGTTTCATCGTCGTAGCCAATATCACCCAGCAACTCTTTGCTGATCATTTCTTTTGTAACGATCTCAAGAACGTTGCCGTTACCGTCACGGTTAATAACAAACCGATTCAGTGGAAAGTTCTTTAGACCATCTTTACCCATAAAGATAAGGGCGTTGCCAGACACAATCAAATGCTTGATTGCCTGGTGAACTACGACGCGGTCATTAGAAGCGGCGATGTAATCCATGATGATCCGCTCAATCTTGCTGAACGAAAGGTCCAGCTCACTGCGAATCTCTGGGGAATCCAACTCGCCCAACTTATCGTCACGTACCTGTAGCTTGAAGAAGGAAGTTTGAGGTGGCAACAACGCCAGCATCAACTTAGATGCCAGCGTTACTACAGCTTTAGCTCCCACTGACTGCCAAGGAAGAGGCAGCCTCTTACGAGAGTTAACTGATGAAGTGTCTTCAGTGAGCAGGTACGGCAACGTCAGCTCAGAACAATCAACAGCAGTACTAAGAAATGAATTGCGTTGTGAAGAGAGCCGGTCGTAGCACATACGTGCACTAGACATTTAGACCTCCAGTGTTACCACCTGGATTAGGGTTACTCAAAGGGATACGAAGGGAATCAGTACCCTTACGAGCGCGAGTATCAGCAGATTTTTTTCGACCATACTGAACCTTTGGCTTAGTCTTTTCAGATTCTGTTTCTAAGGAGGTAGTCTCAGGAAGAGGTTTAGGAGCTGGCGGCGGCGCAGGTGTCGGCGGCGGCGGAGCTGGGGGTTTTACTTCCGGTGGTCTTGGTGTTGAGTTAAAGCACATTAGAATTGCATTCGTTGTTTGAACCATTCGACGACATGACGTTGTCCAGCCCTATACATGAGCTGGCTTAGGTCATCGCCAGGAGTGGGATTAACAGGTGGAAAGATTTCTTCGAGTTCTTCGTATATCTGCTCAAGGTTTGGTCCGAGGATTGCCTCAAGCGTATTGGGGGAGGTTGACATTTGAATGTTCAAAGAAGGCAGGCATTCGTGCCGCTTTAGTTTCAGCAAGCTCAGGCGCTTTGCCTTCATACATCAAGCGGTCACTTGAATCCAGCCAAAATTTTTTGCTTAGATATTTATCGGCGTGCTGACCAAGAGGTTGCATCACCCAATTGATAGTTGCCTTCCTGAGTTTATCAAGAGAAGGACTGATGTTATACCGCAGCTCAGTATGAACCAGACTATTGGCAGCCACATGAATTTGTTCATCACGGCTAATATCAGCAGATACAGTTCTCATACCAGCGTCACCATTAAAGCGAAAGAATGGTAAAAGAACGAAGAA